GAGATCGCGCCGCGGACCTGTGGCCACAAAGTATTTTACAAGTTCGGGCGCGACAATAACCAGGTCAGTTTCAAGGGCCTACAGTGGGACTACTGCAAAAAGTGTCAGGCATATTTCAATGACCAGACTGACCTCTCGGGGTGTCGACATATCCCGCTCGGACATTCAGCACTGGCGGAAAACTCGCTGGATCTGCTGGCGGACAACGCGATTATCAGCAACCGCATAGCGTGGTGCCTCTGGGTGGCAAGCGTGGTTGCTGAAGACGCTGGCGAGACAGTTGGGTGGACATTGCAGGATACGCGAAAGGCAAAGGGCCGCGACGAGGGTATGGGTGTGGTTTCCAAGGTGGCCGCTGGGGAAATTGCCAGCGAGGTCGGCCAGCCCGGAAAAAGTCGGATGGTCTCCGATGTAGCGCGTCACGGGATCGTTCGGCTGTATCCGGGGCCGGACATTCCGGGGGCCGCGGGCGAGTTGGATCCCGTGCTTCGAGGTCGGCGAACCCATTTTGGTGAAGACAAAGGCACTGACACCTGGAAAAAGATGGTGGACGAGGATAGTGCTGGGAGCAACACCGCGGAAGATACAGGCTGGGAATCAGGCTGGGACATGAGTGGCTGGCTAGGAACCGACCACGAGAGATTGAGGGACATCTTTGACATAATCCGGGCGCGGGGCTGGATCACCTGCCTCCCCCGGCCTGTCCACCAACTGGGTGGGGTGCGGTGTCCACCCAAACGACCCCGAACGTCCACACCCGACGCATGGTCGACATTCTGGGGCACAGAGCCAGACGTCCGACCGGTTGAGATGCGCCCCGAGCCCCCTGTCAAGCGGCACGACTGGGCGAAGCAACCGGCCACGAACTGGGTTTCGGCAGTGCCTGCGGGGGCACACACCCCAGATACAGGCACGTACGGGCCTCTCGGCAAAACAGTCTGGGCGGATCTGCCCCCAAAGTACGGCGAGACGCGCCCCGCTGGCCTGTCCGCTAACTGGCTGTGCGTGTTCCATCGTACCCCCCGTGCCAGAAATAATGTAACGATTCGCGTCGTCGCAGATGAACAGAAGATGAACAGTCGGCCGAAAGTGGCCTAGAGCGAATATATAGATGCGCTGTAGCCCTAAGTATGGAGAGGGGCACAAGTACTGGGTGCCCGTCAGGTTAATGCCCTTTCCTGGCGGGCATCCTCATGGCCGGTGCTCTCGCGGTGGTTTCCCTGTTCGTCCTTTCCCACCGCGAGGCACCCCATAATCCTCCCATTCTCTGAATGGGATTGGTCAGACAGACACCGATCCGACTAGAAGCCACGCGACACGTACTTCTGACAGCGGTCGATTTGTTGTCCGGCCACAGGTCGTCCCGACAGGCGCACCGATGATTCAAAGGGCGATTGTTGATTAGTTGCTCCACCGCACGCTCTCGACAATTGCCCTTGATCGTTTAGATCCGATCAAGAGTGTCGGGGAAGGGCTAGCCAGCCCTGATTGTGCCTGTCGGGACAGACCCCTATTTACCTAAACGCAATACCCGCGTATTTTTCACCTTATGCGGGGAGGGAGACCTATGTATTCCAAAACAGAACTGCTGAACCAACTTCTGGATCAGCGTGAATCTGCTATTTCCGAAGCAAGGGGCTTGGCCGATTTGGCCGATGACTCGCGTGAAGATGACTGGCAACGGACTCAACGCGACATCGACAATTTGGGCCAGCGAATTGCTGACGCACGGCTCGATGTTCAAAACGAAGAGGAATCCCGCGAATTCGCTGAGGCGCTCGCCGGAACCGGTTACGGAAGGACCAACAAAAACATGGCCAACATTCAATCCGAAGTGAGGTATGGCACGGCGTTCGCGCAGGGCCAGTCTTTCAACGACTTTTCACACGACAAGCCTGCCAGTGTCGAGGAAGCCGGTGCCTTTGTGCACAGCGTGCTTCGTGGCTCTGAGGCAGAGGCCCGCATTGCCATGAACGAGGGAACGGGATCCCAGGGTGGTTATCTTGTGCCAATCGCCTATGTCTCGACGGTCCTGGCGCTCGCACAGGCTGCCACTGTTCTCGATAAGGTCGGGACTCAGTTTGTCCCGCTCAAGTCGTCCACAGTCCGGATGGCCAAGTCGGAATCTTCGCCGGTCTTCGCCGCTCGCTCCGAGAACGGAGCCTATGCGGACGCGGACTGCGGCTTCGGCCTCGTAGAGTGGACCCCTCGAAGTGTCGGAGGAATTTTGAAATTCTCCGAGGATTGGGCGGAAGACAGTGAAACTAATATCGACGAATTCCTCGCCACTACCCTGTCACAGGCTGCTGCCCAGGCAATGGACACTATTGGGGTCTGGGGCTCAGGCATCGCGCCAAACCCGCGGGGCTTGCGCAATGTGGTTGGCCTGTCGGTAACGCCTATCGCGGCCAACGGTGGCCCGGTCACGGACTTCGGTCCGATCATTCAAAATGTGGCCAGAATTAAGGCAGCAAACTACGTTCCTACCGGGTCGATTATCGCGCCCCGGCTCGAAGCGTCTCTCGCAAACCTGCGGGGAACGGATGGACAATATCTTTCCGCGCCTGCATATCTGGCTCAGGTCCCAAGTTACGTCACCTCCAATTCCCCCGTGAATCTCGCGGTGGGTACGAGTGGCAACGTCACGACCGAAGTCATCAGCGGAGATTTCCGACAGCTTTTCTGCGGCGTTCGCCACGAATTGCGCCTAAGGCCGCTGAATGAACTGTATTTGGCAACGGGCCAACGGGGCCTCGTTTTCGATATGCGCCTAGATTTCCAGGTGGCAAGAATCGGAGCCTTCTCCGTACTGTCCGGGGTGACTTCATAACGATTTGGTAACGATGGGCCGCGGACGAATTTATAAATTCGCTCTAGCCCTAAGTATGGAGAGGGGAGCGTGTCTCCCCTCCCCATCCACCTATTTTCGCTCCACATGCCCGCAAGCGGTGTAGAGCGGTAAAACGTCGTCCTTCTGGGGCGACCAACAAAAGACCCTCTGGTCTAGGCCCGTTGCGGAGTGCCTAGGCCAAGAGGGTTTTTTCTATGTCTGCACCTCGAAAGGATATTGATATGACCCAATTCACAGACGCCCTACAAGAGGCCAAAGAAGAAGATATGATCTGGGAGGCCGCCCTCGAAGGTTCACAAATTCAAGGGGCCATGAACATGCTCAACTTGCAATTAGGCGTGCCCCATCAGGCAGCAACCGCTGCCGCGCTAGAGATTTACCACTACGCACGGCGGCATCAGTCCGACCTCCCTGAATACGCGGATGACATCATTATCGCAGCCCAGCAATCACGGTATGTTGGTTATTGATTGACAGATTGGAGAAAAATCTGATGACAGCACAGAAAGAGACAGCCACCCATCTCTGGCTACGCACGTTGTTCGGGAAGTCCCCCGGGTTCTTTACGGTCATTGTTTTCGTCAAGGGACAGCCACACACCAAATGGTATCGCACATCGGCTATTGATCGAGTGGCCCCTCAGATCGAGGAAGCCGCCGAGAAATATGACGTGTATTGCAGCGTGGCCACGTACAAAGCAAAGCCCGAAAAGGGCCGGGGCAGCCTGAAAGACGTTGGGAGCATTTCCGGCTTCTGGGCTGACCTGGATATCGGGTCTGAGGGGCACAAGCCTGCCCAGCACCCTAATCCGGAAACGGAACTGGAAGCCCTCAGCATAATCAAGGACATGCCCGATGCCACTGCCGTGATTCACAGCGGTGGCGGGCTACAGGTTTGGTGGCTGTTCGATAAGCCCTGGGTATTCGATGATCCTGTCGATGCCCAAAGGGCTTCTAATGAATGGCAGAATCGTTTGGTGAAATCGGGCGAGAGCCTGGGGTATCACGTTGATAAAGTGGGCGACCTTCCCCGCATTCTCCGGATACCGGGCACACAGAATCACAAGACTGACAATGCGCGGCCCGTTGTCCTGGAAAACTTGAACGACACGAGACATCCTGCTGAGGTACTGGCCAGTATAGGCGAGCCCGACGAGAAGCCGGGCAAAGTCCCCGCGGGACTCAACACCTGGGAAGCCATCCTCGAACCACATCAGTGGACGAAGGCAGGCATTCGACCGGATGACGGCGCGACAATGTGGCGGCGACCGGGAAAGAAAAAGTCTGAGGGAATATCAGCGGTAACGGATCCCTACCATGCCCCCGTGATGGTGAACTTCAGCAGTTCCACAATCCTGCCTGTTGGCCCCGGCAAGCGTCTGACCAAGTTCAAGGTCTGGGCTTACCTGAACCACGATGGTGACATGGCGGCAGCGAAAGTCGAATGGGACGCCCTTAACAATGGCAGGCGCGTTGTCCTGACGAGTATGGACTCAATCAAACCACGGCCAGTGTTTTGGCTGTGGAAGGACCGTCTTCCGCTTGGTAATCTCGGATTGCTCGCAGGCCGGGAGGGGACTGGGAAGTCCACTCTTGCATATACGCTGATCGCCGACATAACCCGCGGTAAACTTCCGGGTAAATACTTTGGCATTCCCAAAGCCGTGATCGTCTGTGCCACTGAGGATAGTTACAGCCAAACTATCGCGCCCCGGCTAAAGGCTGCAAACGCTGATATGTCCCGCGTTTACAAAGTCGAGGTTATGACCACTGAGAATGAGTCCGTGGTCCTTTCACTGCCCGGTGATTTGAAAGAGGTCGAAAGAGTTGCAACTGAGGTGGGCGCTGTATTGCTTCTGTTGGATCCGTTGATTTCGCGTCTGGGTAAACTCGACACGCACAAGGACGCCGAGGTCAGGCAGGCTTTGGAACCGCTCGCGGCAATGGCGGATAGGACGGGAATGGCTGTTCTCGGCATCATTCACCACAATAAGTCTGGCAGCACTGATCCATTGCAACTTGTCATGGGGTCGGCGGCATTCGCTGCCGTAGCCCGGTCTGTTCACACGGTCATTCCTGATACCGACGACGACACGGGAAAACGACGGATGATCTACGGCACCACAAAGAACAATCTGGGCCGGTCGGACCTGCCATCCCTGGCATTCACGATTGTCGGTTATGACTTCGATACCGATGAGGGTCAGGCAAATACTGGGCGCTTGGTGTGGGGTGAAGAGACAGCATTCAGCATCGGCGACACAATGCGCCGGTCGGCAGAGCGCAACGGCGTTAGGAACGCGACCGACAGGGCTACCGACTGGCTGGGCGATTACTTGGCCCTGCACGAGGGACATGTGTCCAGCGCCGACGTCAAGGAGGATGGAGCACAGGCCGGTCATGCCCGCGGTGCTCTCGACCGTGCTCGGGCACTGCTGAAATTGGAGGTGTCCAGCGGCAGTGAGTTTCCTCGTAAGACGTACTGGGACTCGCCTGTTGCACAATCGGTCCCCGTCCCCGTGTGAACGTGCAACAGTGCAGCAGTGCAACAGTCTCTAGGAGACTTATATATAAACAACTGATACTAAAAGACTGTTGCACTGCTGCACTGCTGTTCGGTTGCACGGAGACACAAGAGATCCGTGCAACTGTCTGATCTAGAGGCCCCAGCAGGTGCGCTCACAAGGCCCAGCGTGCTCACAAGGCCGGACCGACCCCAGCGTGTCGAGTGGCAGCCCGAGCCGACGCAAATTGTCCTCGCGTGCTGTGCGCATGAACTGGATCCAGGCGCGCCGACCGCGTCTTTGTCGCCACCTCGTGAACACCCTTCCACCTCCGGATCCAGGGTATCAGGGCTTGCCGGGTCGCCGATCCTGTCGGGGGAACCCCTCAGCATGGCCAGGAAGCCCCCGGAGAGCACTTCTGAGCCACTTTGAGCCGACCCAGGCATAGAGGCACTCACCCCGAGATTCTGTGCAGCCCCGCACGCTCAGCGACATGGTGCCCGACAAGCCTCATGCGGCCCCCTGGGGCTGGCGCGGCCCCCCCGGCTGTGCGTCCCCCTAAGGGCTTCCGTACAGGGTGCTCGCAGATCGGCCCTTACGGGGCTTCTAGGCCATAACGGTGTCCGAGCGACGGCAACCTCGTGGTCGAGGCCCCCAAAGATTTGAGCCCGCTGGCTATCTGGCCGGTGGGTGTTTGTTCGTGTCCAAGAATCGGAGACAAGAGTGGAATGACAAGCACCAAACAGATCGTAGCGAGCCAGAATATTCTCAGGATGACCGTCGAGATAGATGACCCCCGGCTGCCCCAACGATTCTGGGATAAAGTCCAGATTGACTCCACTGTCGTCGTCGTGGCGGGCAAAGAATACACCGGCTGCTGGATGTGGACGGCTGCAAACAAGGGCAATGTCAGTCTGGATGATGAGGGCAATGATTATGGTGCATTTGGCACCGGTAACCTGCTCGGCACCGGGAGCGCCTATCGCTGTTCCTATGAGAATCTGGTCGGCCCTGTCCCCGAAGGTTTGGAACTGGATCACCTATGCCGCCGTCATCCTTGCGTGAATCCTGCACATCTAGAGCCCGTAACTCGTAAGGTCAACATGGAGCGCGGCGCGGAAGCCAATAGGCAATTCTGTCCCAAGGGGCACGAATACACCCCCGAAAATACGCGCCTGTATGAACATGCCCCGGGCCTTTGGGCCAGATTCTGCCGAGCCTGCATGTTCACTTGGAATCATTCCGTTGATCCAGAAATCCGTGCGGCCAATAATGTGGCCCGCCGAGTTAGCAACCTGACTCCGAAGCAACACGCGGCACGGAATGCCAATCATCGGGCGTCCGTCGAACGTCACCGGGATGAGATAAATGAGCGAGCGCGAAACAAGAATGCGGCCCGCCGCGTTCAAAACGAACTACTAGAAAAGATGGTGGCTTAATGGGTATTACGATTCACGGTCTCCAGGCTGGGAAATACGGCATAAGGGTCCAATACAAAGGGCCGGATGATTTAGTGCCTCGGTGTGATGGGCTCATCAGTGCGCTCGAATTCTCATTCAACAATCACTGTGGAATCTTGGAGGGAGTCAATTCCATCATCATTGGCGATTCTCCAGCCACACAGAATGGCAGCGAATTGACTGCCGTTAGTCCGGGTGTGGTCAGCATTGCTCTGGCAGACGGTGACGATGCGCATTACCTGCGCGCGGTAATCGTTGCTGCTGTATTGGCGGGTACTGTCGGGAAATACTGGGTGGCTGCTGTCTCAGGTGATGGCAAGGCGCTCACCTTTACAGATCCAGCCACAATGCCGCCCCCCTTTAGCCACGATTGGGCGAATCAACAGCAGGATTACCCTCAAAGGCTGAGTGAGTAATGCTAATGACTGCCCTTTATTAGTGCTGCTGATTAGAGGGCAGAGTTAGTGCATTGCTGTGTGCTGCAATCAATGCACACTCATATCCAATGCTTTGGCACATATGCAAATGTGTTGCCCTTAAAGTCATGCAACAAACTAAGACATAAGACATAAGGCAAACCAAGAAGGCAGGCAATAAGAAACGTGCCCAGGCATAACCAGACACATAGAGAGCCCAGCAAGAAACAATGGGCTTGGAGGGAAACGCACCGAGAGAAGGGCAACGACACACAGCGTGGTCCCAAGTCGCACGAAGCCCCAGCGCCGCACCCAGACTCTCCGCCCAGGATTGGCCCCGGTGGGTCATGGCGTTGTGGTTTGAGTGGCAGATCCAAGTTACCAACGGAATTCGTTGGCGGTTAGAACGCGCGTTCCAATTCTTCACCGCCCACCACCCAAAGAACGTCCGTCCGTGGGTAGGAGGGAGTGCAATTCGCTACGTTTTGCTGCCAAATAACCGAGAACGAAAGCAACAGGGCCAAAACCGAGGTCAAACGAGGTCAAACGAAGGTCAAACGAGGCCCCCCAAGGCACCGCACTTCAGCAGACTTTAGGCGCATAATCGACCCCTCAGCCCCTCTCGACCAAGTGAATGGTCACGGTGGCAGGGTCAAGAATGCGGCACCCTCGGCCCCCAGGCTTGACGATGATGCTTTCAATCCGCTGACTAATCCAGCGCCGTCTTTCCTCGATAGTCCAGGCATTCCAATTGCGCCCTGCCTGGGAATCAGTGGACGCCACTGTGACCGCTGTCTGGGCTCGGGCCAGTGTGACCTTTAGCCTGTCTTGCTGTCGCTGCAATGTGGCCAATTGATTCCGCAATGCTCGTGTCTCTCGGATCTGACCCTCGAACAAGAATGTGGACAACTCATCGACTCGATTAGACAAATGCCCCAATTGTGTTTTCAGATTCTTTACCTCGACTTGTGCCAGTGCTTTATCGTCGCGCACGAGGTCGGCAGTGAAACGGTCCAGCACGAATTCAGTGACATAGGAATCCAGGAGGAATTGGTTGCGGGTGACGCATCCCGGCTTATTGTTTGAACAACGATATGCGCCGACTCCGTTGGAATCCATCCGAGCATTACACCGGGAACAATGCAGCAATCCGCCCAACAATGTGGTGCGCCGTTTCCCTTGATCGTTCCTTTCCAAAGCGTGCTGGGCTTGGTGCCACAATTCCTCGGTGATGATAGCCTCAAAACTACCGACGCCGATGATGACGCCCTTTCGAGTTAATAGCCCACAATACCGCGGATTAGCGAGCAAAGTGCTGACCCGGCTGACTTTCCATTGCCCACCCTGCACTGTCGCGATTTGGTTTGAATTGAGCCACTCGACACAGGAGAGAATGGAATCGCCGTCGAGGACTTTCCGGTACAATTCCCGGATAACGGCTGCCTCGTTTGCAAAGACGGTCACCCTGTCCGCTTTGAAGCCGAATGGCCGACTGCCACCGTTGACAGAGAGGCCCTTGGCCCGTCGGGTTTCTTGAGCCCGCCGGACACGCAGCGAGGTGTTGGCGCTCTCCATGCGAGCCACCGCGACGAGGATCGGCCACGCGGTGTTCTCAAACACGTTTCCCTCGACCACCGAGATGACCTCGGTGCCCGTCGATTTACACAGGTCGAATAGACCCTCCGCGTCGGCAAGTCTTCGGCCTATCCTGTCTATTTTTGCCACGAGGAAATAGTCCGGCTTGTCGCGTTCAATTGCGCGCAACGCCGCGCCCCATTCCGTGGCTGCCTTCCGCTTAGTGAAGGCGCTGACGTCGTTGTCCTCGAATATCGTCCTGAGGTCAGCCCCCAGGCTGGCGGCCAGACGCTTGACGTCGGCCCGCTGTCTGGTCACCCCAGCACGCTCATCTGCCGGGTCGCGACTGATGCGAATATACGCATATGCGATCTTGGTGCTCATGGCTGCCTCTCTGGCCCGCTGGCTGCGGGGCCAAGCACAACCTTACGCCTACCTCGCGGCTTCTGCCGACTGCTTACCCGGAGTAGTAAATAATGGGAACCTAATCCCCGAGCGAATGCCCTACTGCCACAAGGGAATTCGTCCAGACAGCACCTCACCCCTGACACAAGCGGGGGGAGACCGGGTGTCAGGGGTGAGGCAGCGGGGGCGAGTCAGGCTCAAGCCCCGGCCAGCGTCACCGTAAACGGCAGCGCTTCCGCGCTCGCCACGCTGCAAATTTGGAGTAGGCGAACGTGAGACCTACGCCCAGTGCGTAGATCACACACAGCCACAGCATCGGCGCGTCCAGCGTGTTCGACGGGGCGGGCGCTGACAAGATGGTTCCCACGATCATGCACCTCCGGTTAGGTGTGTGGTCCAGGCTCCCGGTCGGTTCCGACACCGATATCGGGGGCTGCATCTGTCTACCACACTGAGCACGGGCCACAGCCCTGAGTGTGATCTACGTCACACTGGGGAATAAACCCATCGGCGTGTCGTGTTGTCTCCATCGGGCCGTCTTGTAGGTCGGTCCAGAACGTGTTGAATATAAGGGCAACCGCTCGTGAGGCAACCGCCTCGGAGCAAAAAGGGCAAGTGAACATAATGACCGAAGAAAAGGTTTACGAACTAGGGTTTGGGCCGGATGGCCCCGAGGATGAACCGGACGCCCCTTATGGCTGCGGGTTCGGACTCGAAAACACGACCGAAGAACAATTGACCGACGTCGATATCGACGCTCTGGCCGATATCCCTTCGACCGACGCCGGAATCGAGAATACAGAGAACACACCCCCCACGATCTGGGGCGATGTGCCATTTGACTTTCTTGATCTAAGTCCGACATGGACCTATATCCCACTCTGCGGCCACAAAGTCTTCTACAAAAACCGGCTGACTGTTAACAACGACGAAAGTCGACTCGTAGAGATAGCGCGCCCCGGACGAGACGATTCAACTGGGTGGATCGGGCGGCAAGTACCACCCTTTACCGAAAAGGGCGACGGTTACGGTTACAACGCCGACGACGCCGACGGAATTCGCTGGGGCTATTGTCGAGAGTGCAAGACGTCTTTCCAAGTCAACCGAAAGACTATCGAGATCGCGCCGCGGACCTGTGGCCACAAAGTATTTTACAAGTTCGGGCGCGACAATAACCAGGTCAGTTTCAAGGGCCTACAGTGGGACTACTGCAAA